AGAAGTTATCATACCATATGTATCTCCCCTTGACGGAAAACTGCGGCGATATTTCCCTGATTTCTACATAAAAGTGCGGCAAAAAGACAAGACTATCAAAAAGATGATAATTGAAGTCAAACCTAAAGCACAATGTGGCCCACCCAAAACTCCCAAACGCAAAACTCAAAGGTTTATAAATGAAGTCCGTACATGGGGCGTCAATCAAGCAAAATGGGAAGCAGCAATTGAATGGTGTACCGATAGAGGTATGGAATTTAAAATACTTACTGAAGATCATGTGGGCTAAGTTGTATAAATAGAAGTATGACGTACTTTGATGAAATATTAGAAAGAAGTGGTGGCAATGAACGGTCTGTTAGATGGTTTAGACAACAGATTCGTGACTTAGGAACACCATCTCCAAGAAAACTTATTAGTGAGGGTAAAGTAAGAGCTACCCCCATGTTTGGTAAAATGAACTTCTACCTTTATGACCCAAAATATAAAGTGCAATTACCATATTACGATAGATTTCCTCTCATCATGCCTATTGAGATTGCAGAGGGTGGATTTATTGGACTAAACTTTCATTATCTATCAATTCCAATGAGAGTGAAACTTTTGAACGTAATATCAGAATATGCATCTGACAATAATATGAATGAAAAAACAAAAATTCGTTTGACTTGGAACAGAATAAAAAGAAATCCATTAGTCAAACCCACAGTAAAAAGATACCTATTCGATCATGTCAAGTCGCCCTTTAGAGTGATAGACGCAGACGAAATGATGACAGCAGTATTGTTACCAGTACAAAAGTTTGCAAAAGCGAGTGAAGGTAAGGTATATTCAGACTCTAGAAGGATGGCACAATAATGGGCAGCAAAATAGAATCATTTACAAAAACATTTACAAAGGGTGTAGCAAGACCCAATCTGTTTCATGTTATGATGAATCCACCAGCTGGATTGGAATGGAATAATGCAGAAATGGAACTAAGAGTTCAATCTGTTACAATGCCAGGTAAGAATATAACTACATCACCAAATGATAATGCATATGGGCCTTCTTATGAGATGGCTAATGGTATTAGTTATGCAGAAGAAATTGAAGTTACATACATCTTAGACGCAGATCATAGAGCAAGAGAGTTTTTTAACGGTTGGCAAGATAGGGTTGTAAACCCATCATCTTATGATTTGAACTATTATGATGAGTATGTAGGAACAATGACTATTTATCAATTAGATCAAAATGATAACTGTGCTTCTGCTGTACAGGTAAATGAAGTATTCCCAAAATCAGTGGGCCCACTACAATATAGTATGGATACCGCTAACAACTTTATGACAGTAACAGTGAATATGGCGTTTAGAAACTGGACACCACTAGTAGCAATTTACAACACCACTGACACTGCTGTTTGGATTAATGATTCTAACTTTAATATGGGTGATGGAGATAGAGCTAGAATTAGATCTGAAGTATACGGTTTAGCTTCTAGATTTGGTATAGCAATACCAGATAGATTTAGACAACTTGACAATCAACTTACACAAGTGACTAATTTCGTATCAGACCCAACACAATTTTTAAAGAGAACTGCTCAAAGAGCAGTTGGTGGAAGATTTGGTGGATTGTTCGGCGGATAATAAAACGACATAAATAATAGCAACATAATGTAATAGGAGAATAATTATGGCATTACCAAAACTGGCTACGGCTACGTATGAATTGACACTCCCCTCTACAGGGAAAAAGATTGGGTATCGTCCCTTCTTGGTTAAAGAAGAAAAGATACTTTTGACTGCACAAGGCACAGGCGAAGACGCTGATATGCTAAGAGCAGTAGAACAGATTATTGAGAATTGTACGTTCGGCGAACTAAAAGTTGGTGAACTACCGTTCTTTGATATTGAGTATGTTTTTATTAAACTACGCTCTAAGTCTATTGGTGAGGTTGCAACAGTAAAATTGTTGTGTCCAGATGATAATAAGACAAGAGTAGATGTTGATATTAACTTAGATGATGTTGAATGTGTTAGGGATGTATCTCACACATCTGATATCAAGTTAACAGATGAAATTGGAATGACGTTGGAATATCCTCGTATCAGTTCAATTGCAGAGATGACAAAAGTTAGTGATAGTGAAGCAGGATTTTCAATTGTAAAGAAGTGTATAACACAAATTTATGATAAAGAAAATGTTTATGCAAAGTCAGATATGGATTCTAAAGAACTAGATGAATTTGTTGATTCTTTGTCTCATAAACAGTTTGAGAAAGTTCAAGAGTTTTTTGATACTATGCCTAAAGTGAAACATGCAGTTAAAGTAAAGAACCCAAATACTGGGGTGGAAAGTGAAGTAGTAATCGAGGGTATGCAGAATTTTTTCTAATAGCCCTCTCTCATAACACACTTGAGAATTATTACAGATTAAACTTTACACTTATGCATCAGCATAATTACTCTTTGACTGAAATTGAAAGTATGTTGCCATGGGAGAGGGAGATATATGTTTCCATGTTAGCAGCATACTTGGAAGACGAAAAAATGCGAGCAAGACATAACGCCGCAGATGGGAGATAATTATGTCGGAAGAAGAAGTTAAAAAAGCAACACATCATCCAGCAGATACTAATGGAGATGGTAAGGTTTCTGATGAAGAACATGCAATGTACATGGAGTTCAAAAGAAAAGAACTAGAAGATAACGATGCCATGAGGGACGCTCAGCGTTCAATGACATGGTTCGCATTGTTTGGATTATTGTTATATCCATTTGCAGTTGTTATCGCATCATTGGTAGGTTTGGATGAAGCACAGAAAACACTAGGAAGTATGGCACCAACATACTTTGTTGCTGTTGCTGGTATTGTTGCGGCGTTCTTTGGTTCGCAAGCATACACCAAAAAGAAATAGGTAAAGTAAATGGCTGATACACTAAACGACTCCTTAGTAAAAGTAACTGAAGAACTGAAAGAAGCGAATACTCGTTCTCTTGAAGCATCAAAAGAACTTGGAAAAGTAACTGCTGCAACTAAAGCAAGTTATTCTTCTATTGGTGCAGCAGTTAAAGAAGCGGTTGGTATTGACAAACTTAAAGATACAATTATGAATCTGCCTGGCATGAATGTTGCTAAAGCAGTAAAAGATGTCGTATTAAAGAAACGTAGGGAAAAGAGAGAACAGACGAACCTCGCAAAGCGTTTAGGTATCACCAGAGATCAACTCCTAATTCAAAAAGCAGAACAAGAACTTGTTCTTGCAAGAGAAGAGGAATCCAAAAAAGTAATCGAAGCAGCAGAAAAACTTGGGTTTAATACTGATAGAATTGCTAAAGTTAATGAAGAAGGAAACATTGAACTAAATGGTTCTCTTAGAGAAGCTAATGGACAGTTTGTTTCTAAATCAAATGCAAGTGCAGAAGCAAATCTTCGTGCGTTAAAAGATTTCTCTAAGGTTCAAGAAAAAGAAGTTGAACAAAACAAACCAGAACCAAAGACTAGAAGAGAAGACTTTTCTCCTGTTGAGACAACAGCACTAGATCAAACTACTCTAGAAAAATTAGCAACCGAAGACACTCTAATGATGGTTGCCGATAAGATGGCGACAATGGTTTCTTCTCCAAGCATTGGTGGAGCTCCAAGTATCAGTGGTGCAGCTGCATCAGAGGATGCTGGGGAAGAAAGAAGAATAACCGAAGCACAACTTAGTGAGCAAGAGAAACAAACTTCGTTATTACAACAACTAGTTAATGGTGGATTGGGTGGAAAAAATGGAGAAGAAGAGGGAGGCGGATTTCTAAGTAAATTATTCGATAACTTTGGAAATATTGGTGTAGGACTTCTTGCTCTTAAAAAGACAATCGGAGGACTTGCATCTAAGTTCGTTAAGACTACGGGCACACTTATTAGATCTGGTATTAGTGCTGCTGGTAGAGGAGTAGGTGCAGTTGCTAAAGGTGTTGGTGGTGTTGCTAAAGGTGCTGCAACCGTAGGAAAAGGATTACTCCGTGGCGCAGCAGGAGCTGCAAAATTCATCCCTGGCGTTGGACTTGCAGTTACCGCTGCAATGGGTATCTTTGATGGTATGTCCGCTGGTATTGCAGAATACAAGAAGTCGGGCAAATTAGGTGCAGCAGTTAAAGAAGGTATCGCTGGTGCGGCATCTGGATTAACATTCGGACTTGTATCACAAGAATCTATTTCTGCTGGTATGGATAAGATCGGTACATTCTTCTCTGATGGTTGGACTTCATTTACAGATGGTGTTAGTACAATTGCTGGTGGTATTGCTGACTTTGCAAAAGATCCATTAGGAACTATGTCTGAAGTTGGTACTGCAATATCTACAAAATTTACTGAAACTGTAACATCAATTAAAGAAGGTGCTACTGCATTAAACACTAAATTTGCAGACTTGACAGGTATTGATATAGGGGCAGGATTTAAAGCGACAACAGATTTAATTAAGTCTGGTGCTGCAGCTCTTGGTACTAAGTTTACAGAACTTACTGGTATAGAAATACCGACAGACTTCGCTAGTCTCAAGACAGGAATTATCACTGGTGCTGCAGCTATTGGCACTAAGTTTACAGAACTAACTGGTATAGAAATCCCTACAGACTTCGCTAGTCTGAAGACAAGTATTGTTGCTGGTGCATCTGCACTTGGGACTAAGTTCACAGAATTGACAGGAATAGAAATACCGACAGACTTCGCTAGTCTAAAGACAAGTATTGTTGCTGGTGCGAGTGCATTGAATACAAAGTTTGCTGAACTAACTGGTATTGATATCGGAGAAACATTTACAGGACTAAAAGATAAGGTATTAGGTGTAGCAACAGGACTGAATACAAAGTTTGCAGAAGTTACAGGTATTGATATTGGAGAAAGTCTTACTGGTGTAAAGGACAGTATACTTGGTCTGGGAACAAAAATCTCCGAAGGATTTACTGGACTGTTTGGTGAAGAAGG